ACCCAGGACACTGCGGGCCAAATCGTCCGCGTGCGTCCCGGTTATACCCATCTGGTGACCGGAGTTCACAAGGTTGTCATATGTGCCCTGTAGCGCTTTCGTTACGTCCTGCTGGGCGTTCACACCATCCCCGGCCGCCTGCTTAGCGAGCGCCTCACCGGCTTTGAGGACACTCTCATACTTAGCGTTCAGTTCACGACCCGCGTCAGTGGTGAGGTTGAAGTCCGACTGGGTCGCGTTCAGCGATCCGGTCATGTCCTTGCCGCCCTTGACCAGCGAAGCTACCGCCCCGTTAGCGTCATCGATTGCTTTGTTGAACGCCGACGTAGCGTCCCTGGTGGACACGGTAGCTAGCCCGGCCGCTTCCATGGCCGGGAGGATTTTGTCTACGTTCTGGACCAGGCCGTCAGCCGATATACCGGCGTCGTCCAAGGACTTCTGCAACGCCGGGGTGATCGGCTTGACCTGACCTGTGGCGTCCGTATACTTTTTGGTCGCGTCCATAGCGTCCAGCATTTTCGTCGGCACTTTACCCATGGCGTATTCCAGAAGCTCCTGCTGGGACAGTTCGACGCCCGAGGCGGCTGCACTGTCCTTCAAAGCTTGGGTGTAGGCGGGCATCGCGTTCAGCGCATCCTGGGCGGATTTACCATTCTGCGTGAACTTGAGCGCCAGCTGGTCAAACGATTTAGCGGCCGTGTCAATGGAGCCGCCGCCGACCATCTGCCCAAGCGTGTCACCGATCTGTTTGAACTTGTCGTCCAGCTGCCCGGCTTCGCCCTTGCCGATACCCATCCATGAGACGAGCGGGTTAAGTGCGTTGTCGGCCCAGTCGTTGATGGTCGCGGTGAAGTCGCGGTTTGTGAACTTCTGGATCGCGCCGTCCATGCCTGTGATACTTGAGGACGTCTGACCGAGGGTTTTGTTCCAGTTCTGGAACAGGCCGTCCATCTGAATTTTGCCGACAGCGCTGCCCGCGTCAGCGAAGTTAGCGAGGGCTTTACTGACGTTCTCAACCGGGGTGACAGCTTTCTCACTGTTGGCACCCACGAGCATGAGAATGGCCACGAACCCCGTGGCAGCGGCACCGGCAGCTGCCAAACCGCCGCCCATGCCTTTGACCTTCGCACCGGCGCGCTCAGCCTTCGACGAGAACTGACCGACGGCGACCTCGTCAGCGAGCATGCCCCTAACGAACAGGGCCGACTGGGAGATGGCGGTGACGCCAATATCAATCAGCCCGGACACGGTCTTGACGACCGTTTTACCCATCTCGATACCGAAGTTCACGGCGGAAATAGTCAGTGCCCCGCCGATGACACCGGCGGCCGCAAGCAGGACAGGGTTGCCCTGCTCGAATCCGTGGAACAGGTCGGTGAAACCGGTGAGCATGTTCTTAGCGACGGGCAGAAGTTTCGTGCCGATCTCGATACCAAGGTTCGCTACCATCTGCTTGGCCTGATCCATCTGCACAGACAAGGTTGACTGCATGTCCGCCCACGTCGAAATGTCCTGCCCGGTCTTCTTACCCGCCTCACCGATGGCTTTGATGTTCGCCGTGAACTCGTGGGAGTCGTTCATCAGCAGCATCGTCGCGGCACGGGCGGCGGTCACGTTCCCGAACACGTCACGCATCGCAGCGTTATACGTCTCAAGTGCGGGCCTGCCAGCCTTCAGCTGGTCGTTGACGCCAGAGTTGGCTTTATACAAGGCCGCCAGTTGCAGGCCGAGCGCACCGGCCGCGCCCCCGTAGTTTTTTGTGTCCTTCGTGTAGGCCTTGATGGTCGTCGAACCGTCAAGTAACCCCTGCGCTGCATGAGCGAGCGCGGGCGGCATTTGCGCGATGATCTTGTGCATCGCTTCGGTGGCGTTAGCGTTGTCCTTCATGGTCTGTTGCAGGACCATTCCGTCCGGCCCCATGTGGTTGATGATCGCGTCGGACACGACCTTCAAAGACCCCGACAGTCCCCTTTCGCCAAGGTGCTGGGCGAGGTCCGTGGTGTCGATGCCCATCTGGGACATCGCAGCGGACGCCATGTTATTCGGGCGCACAAGGGACTGGATGAGGTTGGCGAGGTTCTGGGAGGACTGCTGCGCGGACTGACCATGCTGGGTCATCGTGGCGATGGCACCACCAACCTGGTCGAAACTGATCTTCGCCGTAGACGCGATAGGCACAACGGCGGCCATGGAGTTAGCGAAGTCCGTCATCGTGGTTTTAGCCGCACCGGACGCGGCGACGAGCATGTTTGTGACCCGCACGGACGAGTCTGTGGCATGCGCCGCAGTGTCCATCTTGTAGCCGTAGTCGAGCAGCACGTCAGTGACAGCCTGGGACATGGTTGCCAGGTCAACGTTCTCATCCTTGGCGCCCTGCGCGGCTGCCTTCAACGCGGCCAATCCGGCGGCGCCCCGGTACCCGGCTTTCTCCATGATGTACATGCCCTCGGACATTTGTTCAGCGGAAGTGCCCGTGCTGGTTGATATTTCAAGAATCCCTTTGCGGACCCCGGCGAGAGCGGCCATGGATTCACCACCGGCGGTCACGAGCAGCATGGTTGACTTCTCATACTTCGCGGCCATCTCGGTCGCACCGATCGCCACAGCGGCGGCGGTAGCGATCGACACCGCACTGATTTTGTGCGCGTAGGACTCGATCGTTTTCATCGTATTGCCGGTACGGACGGCGGCGAGTTCCTGGGCAGCGGCGGACTTCTCAGAAGCCACACGCGAGGCGTTCTGCGCAGCTATCTGCATCTCGGATGCCCGCTGCGCGGCTACTGCCGCCTTGTTCGACGCTTCCGCTTCACGGGCGGCGGCAAGTTCAGCGGACGCCACAGCTTTAGCCCGGGCATCGCCCGTGGCAGCGGCCGCCCTGGTCTGCGCTTCAACGGTTTTTGCCGCCGCAGATTGGGCGGCTTTCGCGGACGTTTCAGCAGCCAGTACTTGCTGGTCCGCTGCGATCTTCGCCTGAGACGCCGCCAAACGTGAGGCCTGAGCTTCACGCTCAGCCGCGGCAGCCGCAGTCTTCGCGGTCGCGTCCATGGACGCCATCACACGGCCCTGCTCAGTGATGAACTGCGAACCGTCAGCAATGATCTTCTGAACGAGAGGCGGGAGGAAACCGGACAACTCAGTCACCAGCCTTTACAGTTACGAGTGGACGTACTTCGCCCAGTTCTCGGTGATAAGCAACGGCATGTACCGGCGCAGTTTGAAAACAGCCGGCGCGAAATACGGGTACGCGGCGTTATGCCCTTCACGGCCCAACTCAATCGCCCGGGCATAAACTGTGGTGGGTCCGACGTCGCGGGCGTAATAGCCCCGGCCGAGACGTTCCGCGCTGGTCGCTATGATTGACCGGCGCAGGTTCCCCGTAACCACGTTCGGTTTCGGGCCGCCGACGTGGGGGGTACCCTTCCTGTGGGCACCATCAAAGTTGGACATCGCCTCACGGATGAGGTACGCGGTAGCGCCGTCCACGGACGCGTGCGCCGCCACGTCAACGCCCGCGCTGATACGGGTCAACGCCCCGGCCGCCTGGCCAAAGCCGTGCATGGTGGACGAAACATACCCAGCCACCGAGACGCACCTCCCTGTCGTTACTCGTTTCGTTGGTCCGCTCTTTGCCGTTGCGCGGAAGCCGCGTACGCATCTTCGATGCGGAGCATCGCTTCGATGGTTTCCTCGTCCGTGTCCATGTAGTCAGCGTGCGTGCCGCCCATGGCCTTCCGGTACCTGTATTCCCGGTGCCAGTCGGATATTTTCCTGCCGAGGGTCAGGGGGCCGCCGGTGCTGGTGATGATGGACTGGATACCCCAAAAGGGCTATTGGGGTCCTCCAACGTCGCCTCATCCGGTTCGAACTGCGCAGTCACCGGCGTCATGGCGTTGATAGCTGTTTCCAGTGCGTCATACACGGGGCCGGGGATGTCCAGCACGTCATCGACACTGGCCGGTAAGGGCAGCGGAGCGCCGCCCTCCCCGGCCAGTGTCCACGACTTCAGGTGAGCGAACATGGAAGCGTCCGTGAGTAAGAAAAACAAAGACGCCTCCCCATCCGACAGGTCCACACTCGGGCCATTCCCGTCACCCTCCTTCACGGTTCCGTCCGGGAGTCGGATTTTCCCTGCGTTCTTTACCCTTTCAAGCACCGGGGACATCTTCAGCGCGATGACCTGAGAGGCGCGTTTACGCCGCGGGGTCATCTCGTCGAGGGTGAACAGTTCCGCGGTGCCGCCGGGGATGGTGACGGTGATAGGCATGGTGGGGATACTTCCTTACTGGTTCTGTTAGAAGCTGGTGGACGTTAGTGTGGTCATCTGCGCCTGGATCGGGGACATCTTCCCGTCGAGCGCATCCGTTGCGTTCGTTATCGCCTCAAAGTTCGCCTGTATCGTGAGCCAGTCCGTAGCGGACGGTTGCGGGTCGCCGGAATCATAGGCGATCTGCGACATTTGCAGGGTCATCGGGTGCGTGGCGTCCCCCGCCGGGTAGATCGACGCGGTCAACGCCGGTTGCGTGTTAGCGAGCCACGCCGCGAAGTCCGTGTCCGCGCTCCCCTTATACACGGAATCCAGGCTCCCCGTGACCGCGACCGGGCCGCCGTAAATTCCGATCGGGTTGGACGTGCCCGTCAGCGCAGGGATTGGCTTCACGACGCGTTTGATGTCGATCGTGATACTCGTGTACTTCGTGTTGCCCGTACCGCCGATACTGACGGACCCCGACGTGGGGGGCATCATCGCAGCTGTCGACGGGGTGTTCGCCGGGGCGGCGAGCTGCGCACCGGCGAAACCCGTCCATGCCAGGTCGAGGGTCGGTTTTTCGTTGGACTTGATCGTCAGCTTCACGTCAGAAGCGACCATCCCGGCGATCTGCTGGACCGTCCCGTCACCCTGGTACAGGAAACCCGTGTACGTGTTCGGCTGCGCGGTGTGCGTCGCGTCAGTCAGGTTGTACAGGCTGTTCTTGTGCGTGAACGGTGCGGTGACAGCGGTGACAGCTACCCCGGAAGCGTGCGCGTTCTTCAACGCAGGGACGGGGATCGCGTAAGGTCCGGTGCCGGTAGGCGCCCCGGTGGTTGTTACGACTTCGGACAGGCCCCCGACGTCGATCTGGATGACCGTACCCGTAGCGATGGACACCGAAGAGGACACCGACGTGGCACCCACAGCGGCGGCGGCCGCGAGAGTACCCGTGGGGGTCGTGGCCGTACCCGTGACAACATCGGACGCACCAAGCACCGCCAACATGTGCGGGTACGCGGTATCGGCGTACAGGTGGCACTGGTAGGTCAATTCCGACCAGGTCATGCCCTGGATTTGACCGTACGTGGTGGCCATGTTCCCGCGGAGCGCCTGGTCTTTGAGGACGTTCCGTTTCGGAACCATTTTGGGGGCCATGACGGGCACCCACAGTGTGGGTGCGGCGACGGGCGTGCCGGGTACGAGTTCCTTGGCCAGCCCGAACCATTGAAGGTTACCCGGGATAAAATTGGGGGTAGTCACTGTTCTAGCTCCTTACGGGCTTGGTGCGGGTGGTGGGTGCCGGAGTGTCGGCGGGCGCCGGTTCGGCTGGGGCGGGCGGTTCAATCGGGGGTTCATCTGCCGGGGTGACCGGTTCCAGTTCGGCGTGAGGGTAGTCCTCGGCAGTGGTCAGCCCGTCGCCCGGATGGATGATGATGGTCTGCCCGTCAGCTAGCGGGGCAGTGTCCGGGGTCGCGGGGTGCAGCGTAGCGTTGACGCCCTGCGACAGGCCGAACAGTAGGCGCGGTACCGCGCCGGTGTAGACGTATTCGGCCATGGCCGGTCTCTCCTTCGAAAGAGGGTTAGAACATTTGCATGTAGGTGGACGCTGAGATGGGAGACAAACCCTGTGTAGGTTTGACTTTGTAATGCCGTTTCCGGTGGTAGTGGGCTGCGTGGCGCCGGCCGAGGAACCGCCGCCTTAGCCCATGACGGCGGCGAAGCAGGTAACGGCGGTGGCCGCGGTGGCGCCCAAGGAAACGACGTTTCAACCCGTGCCGGCGGCGGTGCAGACGGTGCCCCCGGGCGACCCTGCGCCGGGTACGCTTGACCCTCACACGGGTCCGGTGGCGCGGCTTATGAGCCTTCTTCAACGCCCTGCGGCGCTTCCTCGTCTTAGGACGAACGCCGCGGACACCCGCGTAACGGCGGTGGTGATGGTGCCGGACCTTGGTACGCAGGATACGTTTCTTCCGGACCTTGGTTTTCCGGACCGCATGCCGTGACCTGAGCTTTCCTTGGGTCCGCAGCATGATCAGACCGTCACAATCTCAATGACCTTGAACATGACGTAGTTCACTGACCAGACCTTGCCGCCGTCCCGCGTGGGGAGTTCCCGTTGGATCGCGATGTCCATGTCCTGTTCACCGGCGGACCACACCGGCCCGGCCGACCCGCACCCTAGGGTCTGGTCAGCGCGGAGCTTCGCGACGACGGCGTCCAGCACGGCGTCCAGACCATCGACCCACGTGTCCATCCCCCCGCCCGTGTCAGTGGGTATCCGGTACTGGTACGCGACGACCAGGGCGACGTCGTAGGTGACAGCTTTCTTACCGCCGCCCAGCCCGCCCAAATCCACCCGCGTTTCCGACTGGTGGTTGATGTGCACAAACGAGGCCGTGCCTTCCAACCCGTTCTGTATCCACATTTGCCCGTCCATGTACCATGGTTCGTCTTTGGACACGGACGTCAGCCCGGTCGTGCCGGTGAAGTACTTGACGACGGCGGAGCGGATGTCAGCGGACGGCACTTACATCACCCGCTTGAACGGTTGCAGCAGGTCAGCGGCGACCATAAAATCGTCGTTTGCGTCGTCCTCGAGCTTGGTGGTCGTGGACGGGTTACCGCTG